TAATTCATTAATTATCACGGGAGATGTATTAATAAAAATAATTCCATTGAAAATTTTATCAATCCTCGATTGAGAATAAAAGAAATCTTCATGCTGACCATAACCATTCCGATGGGAAAGTTCGAGGACTATTATGTATCCGATGTAATTAGGGATTGGGATATTTTAGAGAAAGTCCTGAGCTTTTTGACTCGGTAAAAGAGTATCTTTTGAAGTTTAGTTAAAATAATTAGTGATTTGGTTAAAATAAATTTACGAATGGTGTTTTCGTTGCTACAATGCTATTTATCATAATCAGACTTAGATTGAATCATTTTGATTGCTTGATAATCTGATTATTTAGTTAAACCATTAAAAGAAAGAACTGTATATGCCAGTCAATGTATCGAAACTTGCCGCTCGTCTCAAGGAATTTGAAGATGGAGCAAAAGCCTCTGAGTTTGCAAAACTTCTGTGGAAGCCCAAAGAGGGAACTCAAACAATCCGAATTGTCCCTTACAAGTTAAATCCTGAAAACCCCTTCATCGAGTTGAAGTTCTATTACAAGATGGGGGGAAACAACTACCTTGCTCCCTGCACATTTGGCAAGCCCGACCCCATCCTTGAAACCATTGACGCCCTGCGTTCAAGTGGTAGCAATGAGGAAAAGGAAATTGCCACCAAGCTCGCTCCCGTTACTCGCACTTACGCACCAATAATTGTGCGTGGTGAAGAGGAATTGGGCGTTCGCTTCTGGGGCTTCGGCGTTCAGGTTTACAAGCAACTCCTCAAGGTGATGACCAACGTGAAGTATGGCGACATCACGTCATGGACCGATGGTCGTGACATCGAAGTTGAATTCCACAAGGAAAGCAAGAAAAAGGGCAAGGATGGTAAGTCCTTCCCCGAGACCACGATTTTGGTTGACCCGAGCACCACTCCGGTCTGTGACCCAAGTCGCCGTGAAATCATGGAGAAACTCAAGGACCAGACGGACATTCTGACCATCTTCCCCTTGAAATCCTATGATGAACTCAAGTCCGCAGTTGAAAAGTGGTTGAATCCTGACGAAGCCCAAGAGGCCGAGCAAGCATCTGCCACCACTCTCGCCGAAGCCCACAAGGCAGCTACAGCTACCGCTGCCGCAGCCTCGACGACTGCCGCTCCTGCCGCATCACCAGCTACCGCCACAGCACCCGCTGCGGCTCCTGCTGCCGCTCCAACGACCACCGCAACGGCCACGCCCTCCAACGCCAACCTTGCGGCTGAGTTCGATAAGTTCTTCCAGAGCTAATAGCCTACGAGAAGAATAGCATTAAAATAACTTGAAAGGATACTGGATTTCCAGTATCCTTTCTTGTATAAAGGAACTATTATGGCTGCTGAAAAAAAGAAATCTCCCTCCAAGCATATTGAAAGTGACGCTGAAGTTAGTCGTGATGATTTGGCGTTGTTACTTCAAAAGGAAATGAACAAAGCCAATAAGGACGGCACGAAAGTCGCCTACTTTTTGGACGAAGAAGACAATCCGTGGGACATATCCGAGTGGGTATCCACTGGTTCGACCCTCTTGGATTTCGCTATCTCAAACCGAGCCAATGGCGGATTACCTGTTGGAAAAATCGCTGAAATTAGTGGATTGGAAGGCACTGGTAAGTCGCTCGTTTGCGGCCACCTTATCGCCGAAACTCAGAAGAAAGGCGGCTTGGCCGTGTTTTTCGATTCCGAATCGGCCATTGACAAAAACTATTGGAAAGCCCTTGGCGTCAAGATTTCCGATGTTCCTACCGTCCCGTTCACCACACTTGAAGAGTTGTTCAACAACTTGGAATTGTGTATTGGGTCATTCCGAAAGAACAGCAAAGACCGTCTGTTGACGATTCTCGTTGACTCCGTGGCTCAAGCGTCCATCGAAAAGGAAATGGAAGCCGAGCACGGCGTTGATGGTTACAACACGGGCAAATCCCTCGTGTTGGGTAAGGCCATGAGAAAGATTACCAATCTTCTGGCTCGTCAGAGAATTCTATTGGTATTCACTAATCAAGTGCGCTACAACATGAATGCCGGGCCATTCGGTGACAAGTGGATTACTCCCGGTGGAAAAGCATTGCCATTTGCTTGCTCAATTCGTCTGCGTATGGCCAACCTCGGCAAAATCAAAAAGGATGACGAAGTCATTGGTATGAAATGCCAATGTCAAGTCATCAAGAGTCGTTGCGGCCCCAATTTCCGGTTTGCTGAATTTGAGGTTCACTATGATTCAGGAATTCAGAACTTGAGTAGCTGGTTGAAGTTCATGAAGGAACGAAACATCATCACGGGTGATGGTCGTGGATACGAATACAAACGTGCCTCGGGCGAAACCGTTGAATTCAATGTCCCAAAGTTTGTGGAACTTATGCAGACGGATGCTGCTTTGAAGGAGGAAATCTACAAGACCATTTGCGATAAGTATGTGATGCAATACCGAGACCCAGATAGTAAAATCGTTGAAGACACTTCCTTTCAAGAAGGTGAAAACGACGACATCACAAAGAACGCTGTCAAAGATGGAGAAGAATCATTATGAAAAAATATGGAATAGCGACAAAACAAAAATTGACATTGCTATTCAAAGTGGTTATAATGTTGTCACAATATGGCAATATGATTGGGAACATACAACCGACAAAAAAGATTTCTTGGAAAGGATTGTAAATGGAACTTACAAGTGAACAAAAAAAGAAATTGTATTCGATTTTTAAGGAAGGAGGAGCCGTCACAAAAGAACATTGGACTCGAAAAACGAATTCGAGCATTCTTTTGGTTGACGGCACGTAGCGAATACATTTATTCGTTGCTGGGCAGCATCGCCATCAATGGATGAGAATGGAAACCACACGGGCGGTATTGTTGGATTCTTGAAGTCGGTGGGTTACGCCATTAAATTGTTGGCACCGACCCGCTGTGTCATCACGTTCGATGGCGTAGGCGGGTCTTTCAAGCGTCGTCAAATCTTTCCCGAATACAAACAGCATCGTAAGGGGAAGATTCGTTTGAATCGAGCCTACGAAGAAATGTCCGATGCTCCGACGGAAGAGGAGCAATGCCGAAACCAGTATCTTCGGCTTACGAACTATCTTCAAATCATGCCAGTCAATATGTTGTCTATTGACCATGTCGAGGCAGATGATGTGCTTGCTTATTTGGCGACGGAGTATTTCAAGGATTCAGAGAAAGTTTACATAATGTCGTCCGACAAAGACTTTTTACAGCTTTGTGATGGTCGCATTCAAGTTTACTCTCCCACCAAGAAACGCATTTATGGTCCGTCGGAGGTTTTAGCTGATTACAACATTCACCCCAATAATTTCGTTTTGTATAGAGCATTGGATGGGGATGATTCGGATGATGTTCCCGGCATTGAGTTGGCAGGACCAAAAACCATTGTGAAGCATTTTCCGTGGCTGAATGAGCCGTCGCTTCATACTGTGGATGAAATCATCAAACATGCCGACGGGTTCAAGAACAAATACAAGGTCTGTGAAAACATCTGCAACGGTAAGGCAATTTTGGATAGGAATGTTGCCTTGATGCAATTGAAAGAAACAGCATTGACTACGGTCGCACAACTTCATTGCAATGAGGTTCTTCAAACTGATAAGATTCCTATGTTGGACCGAAATTTATTTTTCAAGATGGTTCGGGAAGATGGGATAGATTCCAATTTGCCGAATCATGTTACTTGGATTAGTGATGTATTTGGTCCGCTAGATGCAGTTGTTCGAAAAGAATGAGCTATGAGCGTATTTTGGTAAAGTGGAATGAACTTGATGGTCTTTTAAGAGAATTTGACCTCAAGGATTCTTCCACGCCGGGGCTTCGGCGAGAAGTCCAAATTGCCCATATTTTGGGACATTTTGTTCATAAAACGAAGCATGGACCAGATGCATACAATCCTTTGAACGAGAATGAAAGGTATGAATATCTTTGTTCACAAATTGGTTACTGTGTTCAGATGGATAGAATAGACTTGACGAATGTCAGGACAAGGATAGAGAAGAACAGTAAGATTTACGCTGTCTTTTTCACGTTGGGTGCGGTGGCTCGCATTTACGAAGTTGAGACGCAATCTTTTTTGTTGTCGGCGATTGATAAAATCAATCGTCATATGGAAAGAGCAGCGAAGAGAGGAAAACCTTGGATTGGGAAACATATCGGATGGACCGAGAAAGAGATTTCCAAACTAAAGTCTGTGAAAGTATATGAGAAGAATGCTGGAATTGGACCGTCTGGAGCGGGATAAAATCCGTTCAAAGAAACTCATTATCAACAAGTATGAAACCTATTCCTAAAGACAAGAAGATTTTACGCTTCGGCCACTGCTATGTCAATCCCGATGGAAGTTTTGCCATTGGATTGGTTGAGGGGACTAAGAGACGAGGATATTGGTTCTTGGCGACACACGCCGACCCCAATGTTATTTGTCTGAACAAGATTATGGTATTGTCTCGGGTTGTCCCCAATGATGGTCATTGGACGGAAATATCACCCGATATGTTTTGTGATTTCAAATTTTCACGCATCGGGATATAAAGCAAAACCCGCCCCGAAGGGCGGGTCTGGAATAATTTCGAAGTATTAGCCCTGCCAATTCTTCGGTGGTTTCGCATATTTGCCATCGGCAAACGGTTCGGGGAAGCTAACTTGCTTTTCTGACCCCAATGGCACACCCATCTCAATAAGACTTTGACGACTAGCGTAATAGATGTTTGTGGTCAGAACGAGAGACCCCTTCTCGAACTCGACCTCGATGACACGGCTTTCTTTGGCCTTGCCCCACTTTGTTCCCATGTCAAACCCGAGGGCTTCATTCTGAGCGGGGTTAGTGGAACAATTCATGGCTCGCAGAGGAGAATTGAGGTTGTTCATTTTTCGAAAAGAACACTTAGCAGTGGAATTTTCCGCCGACAGTCCACCACGAGTAGCTCCGGGAACAGACGTGCTAGAGAATTCACGGGTATAGAGACCTTCGTCCGACATGTCGCAGCAATCTGCTGTTGGTCCGCTGTCACATGTGGTGTCACCCATGCCCCAAATAACTGGTTGTTCCCACCAAGGCTTATAGGGATTGGGGCAGGTCGGATAATGGTCGTGGTGATGGTGGTGGTGATGATGCTCTTCCTTCACGACAATAGAAGGCGAGGGCAGGGGCTTTACCTTCTCGGAAAACAGACGGACGCCAATGACGCCTACGTTGCGTTCCGACCCGTCTTCTTTGGAATCGGCATAGGAACCACCTTTGTAATCGAATTGGAACTTGGCAACCTTTTCATCCGAGATGCGGAAACCATCAATGGTCAGTGAGTTATAACCATTTATGACATATCCGTTTCCATTTTCGGTTGCAGATTTTCCAGTGAGAACGTCCAAACCATCAACCGAAGCTACGGCGAGAATTCGAGTGTATGAATTATTTTTTATTCGGATTGAATATGAATCTCCCTTGCGTGATTCGACGAAAATTTTGTCATTGTGGGGATATTTGCGGATTGGTTTATCGTTGACCATAATGTCAACTGTGTAGTTTTCGTTTGTCATATGTTTTACTCCTATTGGAGATTTTTAAGTTCAACGTGATTATTGA